CTGATAAAAAGGCAGATGTTAAACGACGATTTGAAAAAAAATACCCTACTAGAACGCAAAGACTAAAAGATAAGAAAATAAAAAAGGAATACCGAAAAGAAATACGACAAAAAACTAAAGATTGGAGAAGTAGAAAAATTAAAGGGGCTGAAAGAGAAAAATATGAATCAGATCCTATATATAGAGCTAGTACCATACCGAGACAATCTTTTTCGGATACACAACTTGCTTGGGCAGTTACAAATCCATTGTTACCCGGTTATAGACATGCATTGCGTAAAGAAGCAAAGTATGGGAAGGATATAATAACTAGAGGTACTTCACAGAGTATTTTAAAAAGAACAAGCAACTTCATATTCAAATTGCGTAATTTAGATAAAAAGTTTACACCTAAAGGCCGTAAATGGTTGAAGAAAAGAGCAATGGAAGATGCGAGAGCAAAATTAACTTTATCTGGTGATATTTAATGGCTCTTAGTACAGAAAAGTTTATAGATTCTTTTGTTGAGACAGGAGATTATCTTGTAGCAATGAAAGATGCTGGTTCAACGGAAAAGAACACTTATAAGGTCAAGTTAAAAGGCCGTGAGATTTTAGAAGCTAACCGAGATGAGGTTGACAAGAAGTTCAATGCCCGGTTGAAAGAAGGTGGCCCAAGAGCATTAGGTGTAATTGAGCGTTTAATGGTTACTAGCGATAGTGATACTGTAAAGCTCAATGCGGCAAAAGAAATGCTTGACAGGGGTGGTCATAAGATATTTAATGAAATGGACACAGGACGTACCATAGAAGAGCTTAATGCACAATTAGTTGCCTTAGTCGGTAAAGATGGTGCTAAGATGCTTGTAGGTGCGTTTAAGAGTAGGAAAGTAATTACAGGCCCACAACTGACTGATGCATGAAAATTCACAGACATGGATTGATAAAGGTCGTGCAGAAGTAAGGAAGTATCCTTCACCCCGATTTCATCCAAAAGGGCATATACTAAGATTTAAACAAGGTGAGGTACTTAGACGTTTTAAAAGTGAAGATACTGCAAATAAGTGGGCAAAGTATAGATCAGATACACATGATTGGATGAAGAAAATCTATAACAAGACTAAGAAGACGTTATTGACTGATGGCTAAAAAAGGAATATTCACAAGAAGACCTATTATAACTGGTTATGGTCGTACTACTGGCTATAGTCATGCCTTGAAATTGAACCCTGCTAAAGTTGATCCTAATTTTGATAGTACCCCTGCTTCTCCTAAACAACCTGTAACTACACTACCTAAAGGTGGTAAAAAGACTTTCCTCGTTACAGGTGCAAAAGACTTTGAATTTACTGAAGGTCACGAAAAGCAATTAGTAAGAAACTTCAGGAACTTTGAAAAGAAATATGGTTCCGCACAAATAGCACATGATTATAATCCTAGTAATAAGACCTCTGCTTTTGTAGCAAGAGTGGCAAAAAAGTATAATTTGCCAACAATGGAAGATAGGCCAATAAGCCATTCTGATTATAATCCTGATCCAAATAAAAAAGAAGGGTATAAGAATAGAGAAATTGCTAGACAAAAAGGAGTAGATGCAGGGAAAGTATTCAGGGTATCTTATTCTCGGAAAGGTAAATTAAGTGCTGTTGCACCTGATCGCTTAGAAAGAGATAATTGGAGAAATCGATTGGGTGAAATTAAAAAAGAAGGTCGTTGGCGTTCCCTGAAATTTAACAAGAGAAGTAAAAATACACAGGCGTATAAACCTATTAATGCCTTAATGGATGAAATAAGTGATCATCCTGTAGGTTCGGCAAAACGTGAAGCTGGTCTAGGTTATTTGAGAGAATATAATGAAGATTTAAAAACACGGTTGAATAGGCCATCAGCAGATGTTACAGACTTTTTATATAGACAAGAAGAAGGAAGTTTACCTAAAGGAGCAAAATTACGTTTTGAGGTTGATGATATACAAAGTGAACCTAAACCGAAGACTAAAGTATTAGTACAAAAACCTAAACCTCCTTGGAGTAGAGCTTATTTTGCTAAAACTCCGGGTTTAGGTAAACCAAAAATAGTTAAAGTTCCAGATTCTTCTGATACTATAGAAAGAAGATATGTAGAAAAGTTTGAAGATGCATATGATGAGGGTACTATAAGTGACAATGTTAAGGATAAGAAAAAATTTAAACCAGCAAGTAAAACTATTCTTACAGGAACTAAACAAGAAAACATAAAACTTGCTACGAAGAAAACCGGGCCTGATGCTTATGGTTCGTCATCTTTAACACAATTTGGTCAAGGTCTTGAAGAACCGAAAAATGTGAGTGAACATCTAGAGATTGAAGGTGAATCTAAAGATGATACCTCTTGGACAAAAGATAAAGAAAGAAAACAAAACAAAGGTTGGGATAGACATCAGAAAAATTGGGCCGAACAGCAAGATATTGAAATTAAAAAGGATCTTAAAAATATTGAGGAACAAAAACCAATTTATAAATCTATTGAAAGACAAAATAAGAAACTAAAGAAAGCAGGGAAACCGCTAATTACAGGTAAAACATTATTAACAAGAGACACTGATCCTTATAAATGGGATAGGCAATCTAAAACATTAGAACATATATCTGATGTTAATATGCCCAAAGAAACTAAAGCAGAAAAAACAGCTAAAATTCAAGCAAAAGTAAAAGAAGGAGCATTTGGGGGCAGGGCAAAACATGGTCAGTTAAAATATAGACCACCAGTTAGGGGTGCATCTGCTCCGTTAAAAGCATTAACTCCATTTATTCTCGGTGGTGGTGCATTACAAATGTTGCCTAATGAAGCATTTGGTGAACGTGCCGCACAGGATATGGAAAGAGCTAATCGTAGAGGGGGTGGTGGTAAGAAGCCATTTCATTTAAGAAAAAGAGTTGTTCCACTTACGAAGTTATCGGCTAAAAAATATAGAAGATATGCATGAATAACGCAGAAAAGGCTATTGATATAGCAGAGAAGATTACTGAACTTTATGAAACTAATCGTCTGCTGGAATATGAGCCTTATGAGTATCAGAAACGATTCCATGATGCTAAAGACATGGGGGGTCGTTTGGCAAGGCAACGTCTGTTAATGGCGGCAAACAAAACTGGTAAAACATTTTGCGGTGCTTCAGAGTTGGCTTTTCACTTAACCGGACGATACCCCCAATGGTGGCAAGGTGCTAGGTTTTCAAGACCAATTACTGCATGGGCGGCTGGAAATACTACCGCTAATACAAGAGATATAGTACAAGCAGAATTACTTGGTGAACCCGGTGATGAAGACGAATTTGGTAAAGGAGCAATACCAAAACAATATATCTCTGGCGCACCCCTGAGAATGCCCGGTGTCCCAAACGCATACCAGAGTTTAAATGTTAAACATGTATCTGGTAGAAACTCTAAATTGATATTCAAGTCCTATGAACAGGGCAAGATGCAATGGATGGGTAAGGCTGTTGATGTCACATGGCTTGACGAAGAACCGCCACAAGATATATATTCTCAGGCTTTAAGAGCCGCACTTAAAAGTGGGGGTATTGTCTTTATGACTTTTACTCCTGAGAGTGGAATGACCGAAGTTGTAACACAGTTTATGACAAAGTTAGGTCAGTCACAAGCTCTATATCATGCTACATGGGATGATGCGGTACACTTAGATGAAGATGTAAAGAAAGAGATTTTAGCCGCATTACCTCCGCATGAAAGAGATATGCGTTCTAAAGGGATACCAGTTTTAGGTTCAGGTCTTGTATTTCCTGTAAGTGAAGATGAATTGAAAGTTGAACCTTTTGCTCTACCTGAACATTGGCCTAGACTATGTGGCTTAGATTTTGGTTGGGATCACCCTACTGCCGCTGTCTGGTTAGCATGGGATAGGGATACCGATAAGATATATGTTTATGACTGTTATCGTAAGTCTGCTGAAACGCCTGTTGTACACTCAGCCGCTATTAGAGAGAGAGGTGATTGGGTTCCTGTCATTTGGCCTCACGATGGGTCACAACATGATAAAGGTTCAGGAAAGCCGTTAGCAGAGTTATATAGGAAGCAAGGTGTCAATATGGCACATAAGCATTTTGAGAACCCGAATGGTGGTATTTCAGTAGAACCGGGTATCATGGATATTCTTCAAAGAATGCAAACTGGTAGATTTAAAGTATTTAATTACTTGAATTTATGGTTTGAAGAACTTAGGATGTATCATAGGAAAGAAGGTAAGATAGTAAAAATACATGATGATTTGATGAGTGCAACTAGATATGCATCTCAATCTTTAAAGTTTGCTTCTACTGGTAGACCTAAGAACAGACCACGAAAAGCAATAAATACTTACGATTACTATGATACGTCTTCAAGGGCATACGCTTGATTATAAAATTGTTGAAGAACATGAAATAGATAGCATTTGGGATGATGTAAAAGGCTATATCGCTAAGACTAACGATGAAATCTTAAATGAGAATGATGTATATGAATGGCTTAAAACAGGATTTTATACTCTTTGGATAACAACTCCCAGAGACTCAGATAAAATTCTTGGAGCAATGACATTAGAATATGCATCATACCCAAGATATAATATGTGTCGTATAGTAAGTATTGCTGGCGAAATGAAGGATTGGATTGATGATTTATATATATTAGAGAATTGGGTAAAATCACAAGGATGCCATTTTTTAGGATTATATGGCAGGAAAGGGTGGAAAAAAGTATTGAAAGAATATGATGAACATTGTATTTTGTTTAGGAAAAAACTATAACTTTTTTAAAAAAGGTAAAAATGAAGGTATATACAGAAGTAAATTATGAGTGGAGAAATGGTTCTCTAGTTCAAACCTCATCAAAATCTTTTAACTATTCTGGTGACATCACACTCTGCGGAGGAGGCGGAGGTGGTGGAGGTGGTTTAACTAAAGCTCTAACGAAAGCAACTTCAACAGTAGGAGATGTTGGAGGTGGAGTAACTAAAACCCTAGCAAAAGGAGTGGAAACAGTAGGAGATATTGGAAAAGGAGCAGGAGATTTTGTTGCTGATGCTGGTAAAGCCGCAACGAAAGACTTAGGTGGTGTATTGGATGGTGCTATAGGAGGTGGAGTTGAAGGCATAGTTAATGCTGTCAAAGATCCTATAGGAACTATTCAAGA